GGCATAGGAAAAATGATTAAATTTTGGAGATGGTTAAAATCTTTATTTATTAAAGAATATCAAGTTACTATATGGGTTGACCCCTTGAAAAAGACAGAGTACTTTTTTCGCTCAATTAATAAAGTCTCCCCAACTCATATAAAAGGCACTCTTGCAACTGGAGAGCTCTTTGAGCTTCATACGCAAGATAAATTCAATTATCAAATTGTGGAAAAAGAACCATGTTGGGATTAATTAAGATGCTCCCACTACTAGCGGTTGTAGGTGCAGGAGCATACGGATATCACACTCTCGAAATTGGCAAAAGAGAAACAGCTATTGCTCAACTAGAGAAGAACAATGTAGTGTTAAAAGAAAACTCCATGCGCCTAGAGACTGCTCTTGAAACAGAAACAGCATCTAGGGAGCAAGCAGAGAAAAACTTAAAAGTACAACTAGAAGCTGTTGGAAAACTTACAGAAGCAAATACTGAAATGCAGGCAGAGATGGATGATTACTTGTCTATCTTTAAAAGACACGATCTTACTAAGTTAGCTCGAGTAAAGCCCGGGCTTATCGAGCCTAGAATCAACAACGGTACAAAAAAAGTTTTTGAACAGATAGAAAAAGATAGTGAAGAGGTGGAAAATGCGGATAGCAACTAGTTTTTTAACTATACTATTTTTATCTGGGTGTTCTTTTATGAAAAGTGACCCTCTACCAACCCCCGAGCCGGTCATAAAAACTGTAACTGAATATAAAACACTGGAGATCTATCAGCCCCAGCTCCCTAAAAAAATAGATTTGCAGGATGTAGAATTTTTTGTAGTCACGGAAAAAAATCTTGAAGAACAGATTGCAAAAATCTCAAAAATGCAAGGCGGAACATTTGTTATATTTGGAATGACTCCACAAGACTACGAAAACATGGCGTTTAATCTACAAGAACTTCGTAGATATATACGTCAACAGAAAGAAATAATTATCTACTATCGAGATGCAACAAAAGTAGAGTTACCGTAATGACAGTACAAATAAGCAGGGCCGATATCACTGGTGAAGCCCTGCATGATTTACAATCTGAGACACGCTTCCTCAAACTTCCAGTAGATCCATATTTGGAGCTACTCGGCATCACTCCGCTGCCTTCTCAGGTAGCAATAATAAATGCGATTAATAATCCTAAGTATAGATTTGTATGTGCCGCAGTGAGTCGAAGACAAGGCAAAACATACATCGCGAACATAATCGGCCAACTAGTCTCCCTAGTTCCGAATTCAAACATTCTTATAATGTCTCCCAATTACTCGCTGTCTCAGATTTCTTTTGATTTACAAAGAAGTCTCATTAAGCATTTTGATTTGGAAGTCGTAAAAGACAATGCAAAAGATAAAGTTATTGAGTTGAGCAATGGCTCAACTGTAAGAATGGGCTCAGTAAACCAGGTTGATTCTTGTGTAGGACGTAGCTACGATTTAATTATATTTGACGAAGCGGCGTTGGCAGACGGACGTGATGCGTTTAATGTAGCACTTCGACCGACATTGGACAAAGACAATTCAAAAGCAATATTCGTCTCTACTCCAAGGGGCAAGAACAACTGGTTTGCCGAGTTTTTTGATAGAGGTTTCAATGATGAGTTCGCTGAGTGGTGTTCAATACGCGCAACATATAGAGATAATCCTCGTATGAGTGAGCTGGATATCGCTGAAGCAAAGAAAAGTATGTCGGAAGCAGAATTTCGACAAGAATATGAAGCAGACTTTAATACTTATGAAGGACAAATTTGGAACTTCGATCATGAAAAATGTATTGCAAACCACGAGGCATTGGATACCAGCGGTATGGATGTGTTCGCAGGGCTAGATGTAGGATATCGTGATCCTACTGCTTTTTGTGTACTTGGCTATGATTGGGACGAAGAGCAGTACTATGTATTAGATGAGTACCTTGATGCAGAAAAAACAACGGAAGCTCATGCCGGTGAAATACAACAAATGATTGAGAAGTGGGATATCGATTTTATTTTCATTGATTCCGCAGCACAGCAAACTCGATATGACTTTGCTTTGCAGTACGATATTTCAACAACTAACGCAAAGAAGTCGGTCCTGGACGGCATCGCGCATGTAGCAGGAATAGTAGACAATGACAAATTGTTTGTCGATCAACGATGCGCTGAGACCTTGTCATGCTTAGATCAATATCAATGGGATCCAAATCCTAATTTGGCAAAAGAAAAACCAAAACATAATAGAGCTTCACACATGGCGGATGCACTTCGGTATGCATTGTATTCGTTTGAAACAACTCAGAGTGGCTTTTAATAACCCCTGCCAAAAATAATGTTTGACAATTTATCTCCCAGAGGTTAAAATGGCAAGAATGAAAAAGCTCAAAAGGGATCCTGTGAAATACATACGGGACCGAGCAAAGTCAAAATATGACAAAGAAACTGAATGTTACATTTGTGGGTCTGATAAAGAACTAGACTTCCACCACTTTTATTCTCTAGCCCCACTACTTCGCAAGTGGTTAAAAGAAAAAATAAAAGAAAGGCCAGAACACTACACGGATGAATACATAGTTATTTGGAGAGACGAGTTTATAGAAGATAACTGGTCTGAATTATACGAACAAACAGTCACAATATGTCATGCACATCACAGAGAGCTGCATAGAATTTACGGACGAAATCCAGGACTTGAAACAGCGATGAAGCAGATGCGCTGGGTAGAAATTCAAAGAGAAAAGCATGGCATGGTATAATTTTTGGAAAGCTGACGATATTGAGGAAAAACTCAATCCTGCGCAAATATTAGATGTAGGTGCATCAGAAGGCTCTCGAGAACCTACTACCTCATACGAAAGAATGTATGAGCAAATAGAAGTAGTAAATCGTGGAGTAAATATGATAGTGGATGATTGCGCAGAGATACCTGCAGCAATCAGTACTCAAGGAGCCTACAGAGGTGTAGTAACAGGAGTAAAAAGAGGTAAGGTAGACGAACTTCTTAATCGCACTCCAAACTTATTTCAAGACGTCAATACTTTTAAAAGAAACTTAATTACAGATTATTTAATTGACGGAAACATTTTTATTTACTTTGATGGAGCACATCTCTATCATCTGCCCGCAGATAAAGTTCAAGTTATTGCAGACGAAAAAACTTTTATAGAAAAGTATACTCTGCAAAATATTGACTATAAAGTAGATGAAATTATACATATAAAAGAAAACTCCTTTTATTCTATTTATAGAGGAGTATCTCGTCTCAAGCCCGCACTAAGAACTATGAACTTAGTAAAAGATATGCGGGAATTCCAAGATAACTTTTTCAGAAATGGTGCAGTTCCTGGACTAGTTTTAAAATCACCCAACACACTATCAGAAAAGATTAAAGAACGTATGATTCAGTCTTGGACTTTACGTTATCGTCCAGACTCAGGAGGCAGAAGGCCACTAATCTTAGATGGTGGTTTAGAGATAGATTCTTATTCACACACTAATTTTAGAGAGTTGGATTTCCAGAATGCAATTATTGAACATGAGAAAGTAATCTTAAAAGCGCTCGGAGTTCCTCCAATCTTACTAGATTCTGGCAATAATGCTAATCTCAGGCCCAACATGAGATTATACTATTTGGAAACTATACTTCCAATAGTACGAAAGATTAACTTCGCATTTTCTAGATATTTTGGTTTTAAAATTACAGAGAATGTTACTGATATACCTGCCTTGCAGCCAGAGCTACGAGATGCTGCTTCATATTATACAGCACTTGTAAACGGCGGTATAATTACTATTAACGAAGCTCGGGACCAATTAGGCTATGAAACTATCGATGGCCAAGACGAAATAAGAGTTCCAGCTAATATTGCAGGTAGTGCTGCTAACCCCGACGAAGGCGGCAGACCACCAGAAGGAGAAGAAGAATGATTCGTAAAAAGCGTACACAAGTGCTCATTGCAAAAGACCTGGCTAGGTTTTTTCGCGCGCATGGTAGCATGATGACAGAGCAAGAATATATTGCACGCTCAGATCAGCCTGTTCGTATAAGGGTGATTCAGAAACAGTTTAAATATTGGAAAAATGTATTACTATTAATAAATAAAGTAGACCCTACTATCGAGGCGGATCTTGCGCCCAAGCCAAAGGCAGCTCCTAAAGCAGCACCCAAAAAGGTAGCTCCCAAGCCGAAGGTAACAAAAGATGCTAAATAAAACTTTTCATTTAAATTCTACTTTCAAAAGCGAAACGATAGAAGATGGTTCTGTCATGGTTCGCGGAATGGCAAGTACACATGACTTTGATCGTGCCGGTGACAGTATTTTAGCCGATGCATGGACAAAAGGTGGCCTTGGTAATTTTGAAAAAAATCCTATTATTTTATTTAATCACGATTATAGCAAACCGATTGGAAGAGCAACAAAAGTTACTCCTACAGCGGATGGCTTGCACATGGAGGCGAAAATTAGTAAACACGCTGAATGTGCAGATTTAATCAAAGACGGTGTCCTTGGAGCGTTTTCTGTCGGTTTCAAAGTCAAGGATGCTGATTACCTTGAGGAAACCGACGGATTACAGATAAAGGACGCTGAGTTGTTTGAAGTATCAGTAGTTTCGATACCTTGCAATCAAGCAGCTACTTTTTCTTTAGCGAAGTCATTCGAGTCTAAAGAGGCTTACGAAGACTTCAAGAAAACTTTTAAAAGCGAGGAAGATTCCTCTTCAATGGAGATAGATATGTCGGAAGAAGTAACAACTCCCGAAATCGACCTCGACGCTTTTGCTAAGAAAGTAGCGGAGGAAACTGCTGCTAAGATTGCAATTCGTCAGGCCGAAGAAAAGGCTGCCGCAGAAGCAGAAGCTAAGGCTGCTGAAGAAGCTGCAGCTGAGAAAGCTGCTGAAGAAGCTGAGGTAGCTGAAAAAGTCGAAACTAGTATTCGCACTGGTCTTGAGACTGGTACGGAAAAGCTCATGGCAGACATTCAAAAAGAATTTGAATCTCAAAAAGAGATTGATATTCAAGAAATTCATGCCAAGTATGAGGCTGAACTCAAAGAGAAGTCAGAAGAACTCGAAGCTATGCGAAATAGCAAGCGTACTTTTGCTGATCGACAGGGCGGTGAAGTATCCCTTGAATCAAAAGCTGAAGAGCTTCTTGATGCTAAGATTCTTGGTGTAGTAACTCGTAAGGGTTGGGATACTCAGTATGCTCAAGATCTCATTGAGAAAAATGCTGGTGTTAACGCACTCACCGGTAATACGATCGCTCTCGATACTATTGTATCCACTCAGTTCGAACGTGAACTTCAGAATGAGCTCAAGATTGCTCAGTTCTTCCGTGAGATCCCTGTGACCTCTACGAAAACTGTTCTTCCCTTGATGCCTGATTCTGTAGCAGCTACCTTTAACAGCGGCGTGCCTTCTGGTACTGCTAACAATGCTGCAAATCTTAATGATTTGACAAATGGTACTGCTGCAACTGGTGGTAACTTTGATCTTACCCAGAAGGTTCTCACCACTGGGCGTATGACCTCAGTCACTTATGTTGATAATGATGTAGAAGAGAATACTCTTGTAGCTCTTCTGCCCATGATGCGAGAAGCAATGGTACGAGCCCACGCTCGTGCAGTTGATTCAATGGCTCTCTGTGGTAACGGTGGTTCCGCAGGTGCTGTAGCTCGTGACGGTATTCTTAATGTAAATGGTACTCAAATCGTTCCTGGAACTCTTAGTGGTGGTTCTACTGCTGCTGATGACGTTCTTCGTAACGACGACATTCTTACTATGCGCGCAGGCATGGGTAAGTATGGTCTGAACCCTGCTGATCTTGCTCTGGCTGTATCCTTTACAGCTTACAACGATCTTCTTGCAGATCCTGAGTTCCACGACATTTCAGAAGTCGGTTCTGAGCTTGCTACCAAGCTGACAGGTGTTGTAGGCAGCATGTTTGCAATCCCGATTGTTGTTAGTGACATTCAGTCTGCTAATAGCACTGGCTTGAGTAACGACCGAGCTCCGTCTAGCGGTACTGTTCCTTGTGCTGTATTGTTCAACCACAAGAACTATGTCATCCCACGACTCAAGGGCGCTCAGATTGAGTCAGAGTACCAGGTTGGTAACCAGCGTCAAGCTATCGTTGCTAGCCAGTCTCTTGGCTTTGAAATGCTCTTTGCTGGTGATGCTTCTAACCTCACGGTTGGTGTATCAGCTAAAGCAGTTCGTTATCAGTAATACTTACTGGTGTAAACTGGGGAGGTTCGCCTCCCCAAGTTTTTATTAATTGACTTATGGCTAACTTAATAACGTTACAGCAATTTAAAGACGCGGAAGGCATCCAAAGTCCAAGGGATGACTATAAACTTTCTCGTATTATAGATTCTGTAAGTCAATTAGTAAAAACTTATTGTGGAAATAGTTTTGTTGATTTTTTCTCTACGAATAGAGTAGAAGATTTTATTATTGATTGGGACACCCATGCAGTACAGTTAACAGAAAGCCCAGTCAATTCAATCGTATCGGTAGAAAAAAGAGATGCAGTAGATGCAGCTTACACTACACTAGGAACTAGTGAGTACTACTTAGATACAAAAACTGACTCTGTTTTATACATAACAGGTACTGGATATCAGAACTGGCCCAAAGGTGCCGGTGCTGTAAAAGTAACATATAGAGCAGGATACTCTTCAACTCCTGCAGACTTACAAATTGCAGTCATTGATTTAATAAATTATTACTTCAAGGACGAGCACAAAACTCGAAGAACCCTGTCTGGAGCAACTCTAGAAAATCCTGAGAGCGGAGAAGGTAAAGGGTTTCCTGACCATATTAAACGAGTTTTGGATATGTACAAAAACTTTTAATGTCAGCAAAAGAGCTAGATAAGTTAGCAAATAAACTAACTAAAAAGTTAAAAGCTACTTCTGAATTATTTAGAACGATGGTTGCTGATTATGAACCGCATCTTTTTAGTATGGATGTTGAGGACATAAAAAAACAGGTAGTAGAGCAGCTAAAGAAAAAATACAAAGGCGAAAAATATAAACTTCTAGAAAACGGAACAGAACAACAACCAGGAATTAATGCCATTCTAGATGATAAAATTCCCGAACTGGTAGAATTTTTTTACGAGAAATTTCAAAAAGATACGTTTAATAGTAAAACATATAGAGTAGCACTAGCTTTTGGAGAAAAAGATAGTTTTACTTTTGTACTCGCAAATAGGCGTGGTAGTCGTGGAGCAGTTTTTAGGTATGTACGAAGAGTAAAACAAAAAGCTCAAAAGCCCTTAATTCTTGCAATTGATGATCTTATATTATCAATAAATAGAACTCAAACTAAAAAGAATAAGTTACAACGAACTGCAAAAGGTAGAGGAAAAAACCGAGTAGTTACAGATCCTTTAACAGACATAGGCCATGCTGAAGAGTCAACTGTAGCAATGGCGAGAAGTATTGCAGCTCAACAAATCTTTTTAGATTTCTTTAGAACTAGTCCAGATCAAGAAGCAGTAAACTACATAAAGCAGTTAGTTGGCGAAGAGTTTTTTGTTACAGTAGAAAACTTTCCGAAGATACAAAGTGATGGCTCAGTAAAATATACTTATTCGGCAGCTCTGCAGTCTATTTTTGGTAATAGATCCCGAGCCATGCAAGATGCTATAGAGGCTGGAAACTTACAAGAAATATTAAATACTTTAAAAGATGCAAGAGCAACTCGTTGGGCTGAATTACCTGGATCTGACTCAGCACTGACTGCAGTAAAAAAGGGTGCCTTAAATCAATTTGCAGAAATAAAAGGAAAGCGTGTTAAAAATAATATTAAAAGACAAAGAATAAATGCTAAAAGGTCAAAGGGGAAAGGGGATTCAGTAAAGCCAAAAAGAAAAGTTGTAACTGTTAAAGGAGTTTCAACAGCTGCAACGGTAGGAGGAAAAAGAGCAACTGGTACCCCAGAAAAAGCTCAAAAAACAAGAGGCTCATCAATACCGAGTGTACCTCAACTAATAGGTGCTATAAATCAAAGACTTCCTGATGTGGTTGCAAAAAATATGGAACCGCCTCGACTACAAAAGCAAACAGGTAGACTTGCTTCTTCAGCAAGAATAACAGATATAGTTACAACGAGAAAAGGGTTTCCTAGTATAGGATACACTTATCAAAAAAATCCTTATCAAACATTTGAACTAGGACAAAATCAAGGATCTCCAGACTATGATCCAAGAAAATTAATTGATGCATCAATACGAGAAATAGCGGCGCAACTAGCGATAGGAAGATTCTTTACTAGGAGAGTATAATGGCAACACCAAGACAGTATACTACTCGTAGATCAGCAATATTGGAAGCTCTCGTTGTAGAGTTAAAAAAGATAAATCAAACAGGCGATTTTCTAACTGATGTTTTTGACAATGTTCACCCTCGATTAAAATTTTGGGATGAAGTTGATACATTTCCAGCGATACACTTAAATGCTGGGTCAGAAACAAGAGAGTACCAAGGCGGAGGTTATAAAGATAGATTCTTAAATATAACCGCTCGTATTTATGTAAAAGAAACAGACGCAGTAGTAGCATTAGATAAATTATTAGAAGATGTAGAAACTGTGATCGAAAGTAACGGAAGCCTAGCATACGTTGATAGGCAAGGAAATGCAAATACTACTCACGATATTATTATAATCAGTATTGATACTGATGAAGGTGTACTTGAACCTTTTGGTGTAGCAGAGATGCAGCTTCAGGTTCATTACTAGAAACGGCAGGCACGAGCAAAGGCTCACGTCCTAGCCCTTTCAATCTCTAGGAGATATGCTATGGCAGAACAACTATTTTTTAGCAGAGACTCGAAAATGTACATCGAGTTTAACAACGCAGTGTGGGAGGTTCCTGTGCTCGATGGTTTCAGTTTCTCGCAATCTACTAACCAATCCGAAATCTCCCTTTCGGAAATGCAAGGTGCAGACGGCTTGAGCCGACGAGGTAACAGGGTGTTTACAGACTCTCTTGCCCCGGCAGAGTGGTCTTTTAGCACTTATGTACGTCCTTATAAACTCGGCACAGAAAGTCACGCGGTCGAAGAAGCGCTCTGGGCTGTAATGGCCGGTGCTGACCGATACATTGATCTTATGGCAGACAATGGCATAGGAACTATAAATACAACAGGAACTATTTCCGGAGCTACAAACGGAACTTATCGTATTACATCAGCAAACTCAACTGTTGCTGCAAATAATGCAGGCTCCGCAAATACTACAGCAGCTGGGTATGAACTACGTCTTACTGTAACCGGTGGAAACACCGCTGCAGTTTCAATTGTTCGAGCAGGTGAAGGTTTTGCAGCGAATGATGATATTACAATTCCTGCGAGTGTTCATGGAGGTTCGGGAGCTCTTACAGTAGAAGTAGCTACTCTAAATGCAAAAGGTGTAATTGGATCTGTTGCAGTAAATCAGAATTCATCTGGCGCTAGTCCTGGCACTTATCAAATTACAACACAAAACTCAAGTGTAACAACTGGTACCGCTGTAGCCTATGACATTACAATCGTTGTTGCGGCAAACGGAACTGTTACTGCAACTCCGTCCATAACAGACGGCGGAACAAATGCTACAAGTAATGCGGTAATTACAGTTCCTACTACTACTATTGGTGGAAGTCAAGCCTTAACACTTGATGTAACTTTAGCCTCTGGCACCGCTAATGATGCGGGCCCTAACTTCTATCGTGCAGTAAACCCAGATACAAACTCTACTCACGGCCCTGCCGTAGTACAGCCGGGGGATTCAACTACCATTAACTTTGGTCAGTCAAACCGATCAACTCTTGGAGAGTGTAACTTGTACTTTGTAATGGAAACAAGTGCTACAAACCCCATGGTGTATAAGCTTCAGAATGCAGCATTTAATGAAGCTTCTCTTGACTTTGAAGTAGATGGTATTGCAACAATTAACTGGTCTGGCTTTGCAAAGAATATTATTGATATGCAAAGCTCAACTACAGCAGGTAGTTCTGTTACTGTTCAAACAACTAAAACAATTTCAGGAAACTCCTCTACAGGCTCTGCATTTGCTGCAGGTGACGTAGTTCTTTATAGTTCAGATGGTCTAAAACTTGGAGTTGTTCAGTCTTCAAGCTCTGCAAACTTTGCAAAAGATACTGGAGTAGATTCAACGGCTACCTTTATTCGTAACCGACTTACTCAGTTGCTTGTATCTACCTCAGATACAACAGCTTTCCCGAACGCTTCAATTGCTGGTGGAACCGGATCTTACAGCTTGACACTGACAGGTGGAAATATTACTATCTCAAATAATATTTCATACCTCGTACCAGAAGAACTCGGTGCTGTGAACATTCCAATTGAGCACGTAACCGGCGGTCGAACAGCTTCAGGTAGCTTTACTTGTTACTTGACATTTGACGCTGACAAGCAAGGTACTTCAGTAGACTTGTTTAACGATATGACAGCTCCGGGCGCAGGTCTTGGTTTGGAAAAAGTTGTAAACGACTTTGCAGTAACCTTCCAAGTTGGTGGTGCTGTATCTGGCCAACCACGACTTGATGTTACAATTCCAAAGTGTCACATCAACGTACCGGCTCACTCGATCGAAGATGTTATTTCGGTAGAAACAAACTTTGCTGCGTATACAGACGAATTCAACGTTGCAAACGAAATCGAGTTGACTTATCACGGAACTGCTATCTAATATATTTTAGATTAAATAAAAGCCCGCTTCGGCGGGTTTTTTCTTTTATGTACCAAAAAAAGTTCTTGACTTTTTACCCCTTCTCCCTTATAATTACAAAATATAAATTCATTCAAAAAAAGGAACCACAATGTCTGATGCACCTATCTCTTTAGCAAGTCTTATGACTTCAAGCAAAACTGTTAATATTGATTTTCCAGGTTATGCGGGAATGCAAGTCTCTCTTTGTTACTTAGCAAGAGAAGAACTACTCAAACTTCGTAAACGATGCGTAAGCACGAAATTTGACAAAAAAACTCGACAGCCTGAGGAAGTTTTAGATGAAGATAAATTTCTCGTTGAATACTGTAAATCAGTAATTAAAGGCTGGTCGGGACTGAAATATCGTTACCTAGAAGAGCTTCTTTTGGTAGATGTAGGAGACCTAGACCCGGACGATACTCTAGTGTATACTCAAGACAATGCTGAGCTTCTGATGAAGAACTCTACTATCTTTGATGGCTGGGTTACGGAGGCGGTCGCTGATCTTGAAAATTTTACTGGGAACAAATCGGACGAATAGAATCGTTATTAGATCGATTTGTTCGTGAAGCAGACTCAAAGATAGATGTAGATAAATACTTACTTGTCTGTGAACAACTAGGCGAAGAGCCTGACCCTGCCAAAATGCCGCTCGAAACTTCGTCATTTCCTGATGAAGTTCAAGTGGCATTTTTTATGTTTAGCCTACTACCAGATCACTACGAAGGTATGAGCGGAACATACATGGGAAAGTATTGGGACGGTATAGATTACTTTTTTAAGCTGTACGATGTTGAAGATCCTAGAACTACTTTGTTTTTAATGAAACTATACGAATCAAAGATAGTAAACTATAGAGCAGAAAAAGCGGAAAGAACTCGCAAAGCAGAAGAACGAAAAGCAAAAAGCGGTGGAAAAAATTACACCCATAATGTGAAAGGTTAATGGCCGATAACAAAATTACTATTGATATTGAAGTTAATGGCAAGATGCAAAAAGCAACCTTGTCTACGAAAAAGCTTCGTAAGCAATTAGATGAATTAGAAGGCACTCAAGATAAAGTAACTAAAGGTGCGTCTAATCTCAGTCGAAATATGCAGGGAGCAAGTAAGCGAACTGCAAATACTACAAAAGAATTTTCAAAACTTCAGCAAGGAATGGGAGGAGTTGTAGGTATTTATGCTACAATTGCTGCTCAGGTATTTGCTGTTTCTGCTGCTTTTCAATTTCTAAAAAGTGCAAGTGACGTATCAAATCTTATTGCAGGCCAAGAAGCTCTTGGCGCAGTAAGTGGTGTAGCATATAAAACTCTTACTGCAGGTATTCGAGAGGCAACAGCAGGACAGCTATCGTTTGCAGAGGCATCTAGAGCAGCAGCAATTGGTACTGCCTCTGGCTTAAGCCCTGATCAATTAAACGGTTTAGCAAATGCTGCAAAAAATGCTTCCGTAGCATTGGGACGAGACTTAACAGATTCATTTAATCGTTTAATTCGTGGTACAACAAAAGCAGAACCAGAACTGTTAGATGAATTAGGTATTATTCTCCGGCTTGATACTGCTTTAGGAAAGTATGCACAACAGCTAGGAAAAAATGCAAATGAGCTATCCGCTTTTGAAAGAAGCCAAGCAGTAGCAAATGAAGTATTAGAGCAAGCAAATAATAAGTTTGGCGCTCTCGAAAAGAATCTTGATCCTGGAATTTTTGCTCTTAATCAGTTCTTGAATAGTTTTGATGAGCTTATTAATACATTTAAATCAGGAGTAATTGATGTATTACGTCCTGTTTTTATATTTCTTTCTCAAAATACAGGAGCCTTAACAGCTTCTTTGGCTTTATTTGCTTTACCTATTATAAAATCAATTGTTCCTAATTTAGAGAAGTGGAGAGAAGCTGCACAAGAAACTCTAAAAACACAACAAGGTAAATATAAAGAGCTTTCAAAAGAAGCTAAAAGTTATACCCTCGACTTAGATAACCTTGGAAAGAAAGAAAAACAGATAAGAGCAGAGGCTGATAAGTTAGCCAAAAAAGCAGGAGGCCCTACAGATACTTCAGCTCAAGGAGGTTTAGCTTTTCTACAAGGAAAAGAATCTGCACAAACAGCCACAGGCATGAAAAATGCAGATAAAATTTTAAAAACTGCAGAAGCACAGCTTGCCGACAGCACCAAAAGAAGATCTGGTAAACTTGCACATATGAATGCAGAACAAGTTGCAGATATGCGAAGATCTTATGAGCTGAGAGCCAGAATACTAAAGAAACATAATATCCAAGATGCGGGTATTATGAAACAGATTGAGTTAAGAGCAAAATTAACCTCAGCTAAAATTGAAGGCTTTTTTACTAAAATGGGCGCTGCAGTTTCAAAAGCTTCTATTGCAATGTCAAGAGTTATGAATGCTGCTTTTGCAGCTACAGGCATAATAGGCTTCGCATTTCTTATAAAAGATTTAGGAGGTATGATGCTTGATGCATTTATACCGGGAAGAAAAGAATTAAAAAAACTACAAGGCGCTGTTGACGATACAAAAGAAAAATATGAGACTTTAGCAGATGAACTAAATCGCGTTAACAATGCAATGAGAGACCCTTCTATAAATTTAACTACTAGAATGCAGCAATTGGGAAATGCAGTAAATTCTGCAAATATTCCTCAACTACTAGCAGATTTTAAAGAGTTAGAAAGACAGGAAAAAGCAGGAGCGAATGTAGACGAGTTAAGGCTAAATCTGGAGAATACTTTAAAATCAATAGGAAGAGTTAGTCCAAAAACAGAAGAACTAACAAGAAAAGTGTTAGAGGGCGGACTGGGTGCGAGAGCAGCCAGACAAGAATTATTAAATTATAATAATACGTTAATAGAAGCAGCAGCAGCTTCCAAACAGTTAGCAGACAGTCAGCGTGCAGCTCAAGAAGAGCTTAACAAGTTAATGGAAGCCTCAAAACCAACTACTATACTTGATGGCTTTAATGCGAGAATGAAAGCAAATGATGAGTTAGCCCAAGCAGAAATGAAAGGGTTAAAAGAGGCAGAAGACGGTAATAGAAGTCGACTAAATGATTTGCTAGCTCAGCAAAAAGTCCTATTAAGTAATATGGAGATTACGAAACAAACTCTACCAGGACATCAAGAAGTTGAAGGGTACGATCCGGCTCAAGTTAGTCGAGCGAATCAGCTACAAGACGATATCGATGCACAAATGGAAATAATTAAAGCAGATTCTCTAGCCCTAAGAATTGCAGAAGAAAAAAATGCAGCACAGACTGAATATGTAAGAATCTTGGGCGAGGCCAGTGATAAAGCAGAGGAAGGGTATAATCTAGCTGTAACTCAAGAAAGAGAGGCAAACGCTTTAAGAAATGCAGGAATTTCATTAGAAGGTAAATTATTGAATTTACGTGCTGCAGAGGGAAAATCTCAAGCAAAGTTAACAAAACTAAGGACTGCGGAAACAGAGTTAGCAGAACTACTTGAATTAGCCTCGCAAAGTCAAAATGAAGAAATACAACGTATGCTTCCGCATCTACAACTGGCACTCGGTACTATGTCAGCCCAAGCAGAGGCAGCACAAACAGATTTAGATATAGCAAAAGAAAAAAATGCGATACAAAGACAAATTCTGCCTTTACAAAAAGAAATTGCAGATTTAGCTACTGGTCAAAAAGTAATAGAAGGAGCAAAACAATTACTAAGTATTGAGCAAAAGCGCCTTGGTACAATTAAAGGAATTTCTGATGCTCAGATGGACGATGCTAAGAGACAGATAGACTTAGAAGCGCAAAGAAGATCTGTAGGCAATCCATTCTTTGATGAAGAACAGTTTAAGCGCCGAGAACTTATCGAGTTAGAAAAAAACACTTTAGAAGAAAGAATAAATCTAGCAAGACTAGAGTCCTCAATAAAAATTAAACAAATAGAGCAAGAAGCCAAGCTTCAAGATATAAAAAGAAAACAAACTATTCTAGAGCTTAAACAGTTTAGAGCTCAAGAAGTTGCACGACTGGATAGTAATGAGCAGTATCAAGAAGCTTTAGACACTTTTGAATCCATAAGCGGATTAATTACTGATATGGAAGGTTTAAACTTCCAAGAGGCTGCAAATGATGCAATTCGTCTTGAACAAACTCTTCTTAAAGTAGAAGAAAGAAAAATGCGTGGAGTAGTGGACGGTTTAGAGATAGCAGAAGAAAAAGCTTCCGCCATGAATCAAGTATTAGGAACTGCAGGCGAAGCCTTTAGAGATGGTCTAGGAGATGCAATCGGAGCAACTTTCGATGTAATTACAGGCAAGACTAGTAGCCTTAAAGATGCGCTTGCTGGAATAGCTCAGGATGTATTACAAACTGTTCAAGATAAGTTTATAGAAGAAATGTTTGTACGTCCAATCATGGAAAGTGGATTTTTCGGAGATCAAAAGAAAGACTTCACTCCTGAGCAGATAGCACAAACCGCTCAACAAGGTGTGCAGGATGGCGTTACTGCCGGAGGGAAGGCTTTAGCTACAGAAATTAAAACTGCGGCAGAAGGCGTTGCTGAAGTAATAAAAGAAGGTGGTCGTCTTGCAGGAGAACAGATACAATCGTCGGGTTGTTTGAACTTATGTAGTGAACAACAAACTGTTTCTCAAAAAACGGGCATGGATACAGGAGAAGTTACTACTGCAACTATTCCCGAAGAAACAGTAAAAAGTGCAGATGTACTACAAGAAATCACAGTTCCACCAAGAGAAAAGAAAAAAGATGCAGACGGGAATGTTATACCAGATTCTACAGATGGCAATGAAGGAAAAAGTCCTTTAGATGGATTGAAAAGTGTTTTAGGAGAAAATATTGCAGCTACGGGTTTGTTAGTGGGTACTGTGCTAGGAAATACAACAATCGGAGAAAAGATACAAAAAGTTAGTGCGGCATTGCTTGCTATTGATATGATTATGAAAATACTAGCAAAACTAGGATTAATTTCAGAAAAGGCAAATACTACTGCTCTTATAGCAAATACAGCAGCTACTCTCAAAGCCGCAGCTACCAATCTTTTCTTTAAAGATGGAGGCCTAGTTTCAGATAAAGTATCGGCTTATAATACCGGAGGCATTGCAAAAGGCCCACGATCAGGGTATCCTGCAGTTTTACACGGAAACGAAGCAGTAGTTCCTCTGCCTGATGGAAGAACCATTCCTGTAACTATGCAAGGCGGTGGTGGAGGCCAACAAAATAATGTTACTGTAAATGTAAATGTAGACAATGAAGGAGGAGCTTCTTCATCAGTATCTCAAACAGATGGAAGAGCGGCTACTGAACTAGGAACTTTAGTGGCCGTAGCAGTTCAAAAAGAATTGCAAAATCAAAAAAGATCGGGTGGAATACTTAGCCCGTACGGAGTAGCATCATAATGGCAAAAAGAGCGTTTAGTTTTACTATACCGAAACCTGTGACAAGCACTACCGCGGGACAGCCAGGTGTTGCGGGTACTCCAGAAAGATTAATGTACGATGATTTAGGCACAAAATACTTTGATGCTGATTCGGGAGAAAATCGTGATGCTATTATTGCTTACAACTTTCCGAGCGGAGCTACAACAGCAGAAATAAAATTTGATAGAGGATTTTCTCGAACTAGAGAGCAAAGAGTTTTAGTTGCAAATTTTGGTGATGGGTATGAACAAAGAGTTCGAGATGGTCTAAATCATATTACAGAAAAGTTTACTGTTAATTTAGCAAATAGAAGGTGGGAAGAAATAGCTCTTATATCTTCTTTTTTAGATACTAAAACTCCTCAAAGTTTTTCTATAATTTTAGAACGAGAAACTCTTAAAGTTGTTTGTGATACTTACAGTGTAAATATAGGTCACGATGATGTTCAATCACTTTCTATGGAACTAAGACGAGTCTACTAATGAGTGAAATAATTGCAAGAGAAGTACAAAAGCTAGAGATGGCTCCGGACGAAGCTTTTGTCACTTTGTATGAAGTTGAGCTTACAGAAGGAGCCGAACCTTTGTACTTTCATTCAGAAAATACAGAAAATGTCATAAAATTTAACAACGGTGCATCAGGAACTCAGCCAAAAGAGTATAATGCTTTTCCAATAGCAATGAGTGGAATAGAAATTAGAGGAGATGGAGCTCAGAATCGACCAAGTATAACAATTCCAAATGTTGAAAGTTTATTTAAATCTGGATCTGCTTTTGATAAAGATCTTACAGATACCACAAATGATTTTCAACTAGATGATTTAGTTGGAAAAAGAGTAACTCGTAGACAAACTCTTTCAAAATATGTAGAAGAAGTAGGAGTAGATACCACTAGAACCTCTCACTTTCAGTTTCCAAAAGCAACATATATTATAGATAGAATTGCTTCAAAAACTTCCATTGCTGTTCAGTTTGAATTAGCAAGCCCTTTTGATTTATCCGATGTAAAAGTACCTAGTAGAGTTGTAACAGGAAAATACTGTCCTTGGGTATATAAACAATGGACTGAATCAAATACTAATGTCAAAAGTGCTTGTTATTGGAAAAATACTTTATCAGATGGGACAAATGATGTATTATTATTTTTTACTATTGATGATGAACCTTTAGTTCTCAAAGATTCTTCAATATCCTTATTATTCGATACAACTCATGCAAGTAGAGGCGGAGCCTCGTATGGAAAAAATGGATTTGCATTTCATAATGGTATATACTATCAATGCTTAATACAAGGTACTACAAGTGATCCTTTTGAGGGTAGTGGAAATTGGAGAGTTGTAAGAACCTATGAGCTTTGGAGACCTGGAAATACATACGAGGTTAATGAAGTAGATAATAGGCAAAATGATTATGTATATGACAATGGAATAGTCTATAAAGCTATGAGGCGCAGTGGTCCGGGTACTAACGCAAATCCTGGGCCCGGCGCAAAAGTTCCTGCGGATAATCCTGCTTTTTGGATGCAAGCAGATGTGTGCGGAAAACTTTTACAATCTTGTAAAGCTCGTTACCAAGCAAGTGTGCTTCTTCGAGATAATACAAATAATCCAGGATTCAACGTTGTAAATCCAAATCCAAGAGCTGTAAATGATAGAGGTACAGATACAACTGGCAGTATTGCAAATTTTAATGGTGTAAGTCGTCATCACGGAGCGCCTCTAGCAACTTTTAACAATAATATTTCACTACCATTTGGAGGGTTCCCCGGAACTCGTAGAATAAGATGATACAAAACTTTTTGACTGAAATAGAAAGTCATTTTGCAGAAGAATACCCAAAAGAAGGATGTGGCCTTTTAGGAATAAAAAAGGGAAAAGCAGAGTGGCTGCCCTGTAAAAATATAGCAGAAGTAAATGAAAACTTTATTATGGACTCTAGTGAGTACATAAAGTATAAAAGAACCCATGATATAGTGGGTGTTGTACATAGCCACCCCGATGAAAGTCCCGAACCGAGCATTCCAGATATCAATCAATGCAATGCTTTAGGAATACCTTACTATATCTTTTCTTACCCCGATATGCAAATGGCAATAGTAAAGCCAAAAAAAGATTTAACAGAGCTTTATGGTAGAGAATATGAATTTGGGGTGACGGATTGTTTCGAAGCGGTAAGAGACTACTATTTAT